AGCCTGGGTTCTCCTGTGTTCAGCTTCGATAGCGCCACCCTGGCGGCGGTACGTCAGTTCCGTCACAAGCTGCTCATGGGTGGCCTGGGGTCATTGAACCTGCAGATCAACGAAATCGGCACCAACCTGGTCGGTAAGCAAGATGAGCTGAACGTTTTCATCGAGCTGTACGATGGCAAGCTGAAGTCGGCGCTGACCAAGAACACCCAGGACAACTCACGTTCTGAGGAGATCCGTGGCCGTGTGCCTGCCAACATGTTGCTGTTTGGTACGCCCTCATCCTTGTTGCAAGCTGGTTCAAAGCTGGAAGAGCAATTCCATGCCATGCTCGAGACCGGGTATGCCCGCCGCTGTTTCTTCGCCTACTTCACCGGCAAGGCTGAGCGCATGAAGCTCACTCCTGAGCAGGAGCTGGAGCGTCGCTACAACACCGACAACTTGGACTTCCTGCAGGAGCTGTCTGACCGCTTTGCTACCCTGGGGGACATCATCAATGCCCACAAGGAGATCATCGCTCCCAAGGACGTGCTGCTGGCCAACATCAAGTACAAGCAGCACTGTGAAGACCGCGCAGACGAGTTCAAGGAACACCAGATCACTCTGCAGCAGGAAATGAAGAACCGCCATTTCAAGGCGCTCAAGCTCGCAGGCACCTACGCCTTCATCGAGCAGTCCCCTGAGATCACCCTGGATCACCTGGAGTACGCCATCCGCCTGACCGAAGAGTCCGGTGAGTGTTTCCGTAAGATCACGAACCAGGAGAAGCATTATGTCAAGCTGGCCAAGCATATTGCCGACATTGGTGAGGACATTACCGAAGCGGACATGGATGATGCTCTGCCGTTCTATAAAGGCCCACAAGGCAAAAAACAGGAGATGCTGCAACTGGCTATCGCCTGGGGCTACAAGAACAACATCATCATCAAGAAGTCCTTCCAGGACGGGATCGCCTTCCTGCGGGGTGAAACCCTCAAGAAGACCGACCTGACCCAGATCCCGGTGTCCTACAGCAACGACATTGCCGTGGGCTACGCCAATGAGCTGGCGCCCTTCGATCAGCTGTACAAGCTGACCCAGGCCAACGGCCTGCATTGGGTGAGTCATCACCTGCGGGGTGGCCACCGCCAGGAGGACAACATCGAAGCAGGGTTCTCTGTCGTCGTGCTGGATGTAGACGGTGGCACGCCCATGCACCTCGCTCGGGAGCTACTGAAGGACTACCAGTACCTGATGTACACCACCAAGCGGCACACCGACCAGGAGAACCGCTACCGGGTCATTCTGCCCATGAACTACCGTCTGTCCCTGGATGCCAAGGACTACAAGGAGTTCATGAAGAACGTCTACGAGTGGATGCCCTTCGAGGTGGATACGGCCACTGGCCAGCGTGCCCGGAAGTGGATGAGCCATAACGGCCAGCACTTCTACAACGATGGCCAGATGCTGGACGTACTGCCCTTCATTCCCAAAACCAGCAAGAACGAAGAGCACCGCAAGCGTCTGGATAATCAGCAATCCCTGGGCAACCTGGAGCGTTGGTTCATCAATAACACCGGCGATGGCAACCGCAACAATCAGTTGCTGCGCTTCGCCATGATTCTGGTGGATGCCGGGTTCGGGTTTGACCAGGTACGCACACGGGTCATCGACTTCAACGACAAACTGGCGGACAAGCTGGATGAGACCGAAATCATGAGCACCATCATGGTCTCCGTCGGCAAAGCCCTCGCTAAACGACCATAAGGGTGGCTCCGCCACTCTTGCGAAAAAATCAAAAAGGGCCATCACGGCCCTTTAGGAGAAACCATGACCCAAGTGAATGATCACCTGGTCTTGCTGTGCGGCAAGTCTGCTGCCGGTAAAAGCGCCAGCTTGATGAACCTCAAAAACCCGGAAGGGGTGATGTACCTCAACTGTGAGGCCGGTAAGCGTCTGCCCTTCCGCGCACGCTTCAAGCAGTTCACCATCGTTGACCCGATGCAGATTTTCGAGGCCTTCGACGCCGCCGAGAACATGCCGGACGTACACACCATCGTCGTGGATTCGTTGACGTATCTGATGGATATGTACGAGTCGTTGTACGTCATCAACAGCACCAATACCATGAAGGCTTAACCAACTAGGCCGCCCATTCAGAAATGAGTGGGGCATACCGATTGAATTCAGGGGAACCCTAAGTCCTTTGCGAAGAGGATATGGCAATCCTGAGCTAAGCTCATCTTTTTGTGAAAACACTGCCCATGTACATAATACTATCTTGTATTACCTGACAGGAGAGGTTTGCTACATGAGCACAGATCTGACTGACGATATGTTTGCCGGGAATTTCATCCGAGAGCTGCCACGTGTTCGCGTGCCAGCCAAAGGCCGTCCCAACGGACAGCTACGCAGGTGCGTCCTGCTTCGTTGCCTCCAGTGCGGGACGGAGTTCTCATGTCTCCTCAGTAGCGCGAAACGGATCAAGCAGAAATGCTGCTCCCATCGCTGTGCGGGGGAGTATCGGGATGGGGTTCCTGGAGGAAACCAAGGCAACCCACTGTACTTCCGCTGGCTCAGCATGAGGCAACGGATTTACAACACGGACCATCCCAGCTACCCCAACTACGGTGCGCGTGGGATAACCATCCAAGACGGGCTGGAAGAATTCCCCCAATATGTAGGGTACGTCACTGGCTTGCCTGGATATGATCCGGATCGCCTTGATAGCCTTCAGTTAGATCGCGTGGACAACAATGGCAACTATGCCAGGGGAAATCTGCGATGGGCCAACCGACCCACGCAGACAGCAAACCAGCGTCCTAACTCCCGTGGGAAGAACAGGTACACGGGAGTCGTGTGGAGCAAGGCACACAACCGCTGGGTAGCTCGGGTCAGCTTCGAGGGCAAGATCTACTGCTCCTCGACACACCTGACTCAGGAGGAGGCCCTAGAAGCACGTAACCAGTGCATCAGGGACAACAACCTCCCCCACCCAATCCAGATTTTCACAGGATGAGAAAGTGCAACGACTATCCCGAGAGGGAGTAGGGCGCAAGCGATTGGCGTTCGAAGCGGTCGGCACCTTACCGGATCATGCCGGAGGTGAAGATATAGTCTCTTCTGCATGGAAACATGCAGCAGTTCATAAAAGAACGGGCCAGGGAGTAGCGTCCCTGGTCGAAGGTAAAGTGGGGCGATTTCGCGCAGTACTTCAAGCAGATGATGCAGGTCTATGTGGCCAAGTCCAGCAAGAAGGTCATCTTCACTGCCCACGTCAAAGATTCTGTTAATGAATCTGAGATGCTGATGGAAACTTCGGTGCCCATCAAAGGCAGCGTGAAGAACAACGGCGTGGAGTCCTACTTCTCCTGCGTGATCGCGGCTAAGAAGATGAAGCTCAAAGACCTGGATGCTTACAAGTCGTCGCTGCTGGTCATTACTCCCGAAGAGGAAGCCCTGGGCTTCAAGTACGTGTTCCAAACCAAGATCACCAAGGAAACCGTGAACGAGCGCCTGCGTGGCCCGTTAGGTCTTTGGGACACCAACGAAACGTTTATCGACAACAACATGCAGCTGGTGCTTGACCGCCTGGACGAGTACTACGGCGTTACGCCATCTGCAGGTATTGCTGCCTAATCCTGCATTATTGCAATAACGCAATACTGCATCTTTTCACTTTGCATGACCCCGGTGCCGCCTACTTCCCCTGTGGCACCGACCTCAACCCTTGAAGGAAATCACCATGTCTCTATTAGCCGGCCTGACTACCAATGATGCCTCTATCCAAGCTGAAACCGATTCCGTGGGTGGCGGTGGTGTTCTCGATTCTGGTATCTACCACTCCAACCTTACCCTGGCGTACCTCAGCAAATCCGCTGGCGGTGCCCTGGCACTCAACATCCACTTCAAGACTGCCGAAGGTCGTGATGGTCGCCAGCAGCTGTGGATGACCTCCGGCGATGCCAAGGGCAACAAGAACTTCTACGAGGACAAGCAGGGCAACAAGAAGTTCCTGCCGGGCTTCCTGCACGCCAACGCCCTCTGCCTACTGACTGTAGGTAAAGAGATCAGCCAGATGGTGCCTGAGCAGAAAGTCGTCAACCTCTACAACCCCGAGTTGAAGAAGGAAGTACCGTCCCAGACAGATGTGCTGGTCGAGCTGATCGGCCAGGAAGTCTACCTGGCGCTACAAAACCAGATGGTCGACAAGACCGTGAAGGCTGACAACGGTACTTACGTGCCGACCGGCGAGACGCGCCAGCAGAATGAGTTGGATAAGGTCTTCCGTCTGCGTGACAAGATGACCGTGGCCGAGATCAAGGCCCAGGCCGCTGAGCCCGTCTTCTTCACCACCTGGACTGAGCGCAACACTGGCAAAGTCTTCGACCGCACCAACAAGCAAGCCGGTAATGCCGGTGCGCCTGCCGGTCGTGCGCCGCTGATGGGTGGCCAGCCTGCAGCGAACCAAGCGGTTCATACGCCCGCCGCTGCACCGAAGTCGCTGTTCGGCTAATGCGTCCAGTGCGTCCGCTGACCTCTGCCTTCTTCATGAGGGCAGAGGTTTACCATCATGTTCAGCTCTCGGCTGAACACCAGCACCACGCCGCTCAAGCGTGGCAGGCCTACGTGGAGTCTTTATGACCGCCCTTGCGATCAACGATCAAGTGACCTGGAGCAGCCAGGCACAGGGTAGTACTACCCAGAAGACGGGCCGTGTGGTTTACGTTCCCGATGCCAAGTCTCTCGCCCCCTGGCGGGTAGCTGATAAACACTTCTCTGGGCACCGGCGAATGTTTGAAGGCAACAAGTTTCGTCCCGGTTCCGTTCTGGTCGAGGTTGCCTCCCCTGGACGTGCCAAACCACGGCTCTACATGCCGTGGCCCGGTAC